TGTAATGTTACGAGCTTCAGTCATCTTTTCTAATTTAAAATATTTGCAGAGGTCGTCATTAAGATTTTCGAATCTAATAATATCGCAACGAACACGACCAGTGTCATCACTAACGTGATCATGAGCATTGTACCAACCTCTGACTGCCCGATGCCACATATATTTTTCACTTCCCCACTTATGACGCTCTTCAAGAAACGCTTCAAACGTACTAGTATCTGCATAGCTTGGATCTACTTTCTTTTCTACTTCAATTACTTTCTTGGCAAAGTAGTAGCGACTGACCACCCTATCCCAAGGATTGCGAATAACAGCAAAGGCGTTGTGTCTATCACGTATTGTGGGATGAACGTCTCTCCATCTTGCATGTTCAAAACCATGATGATCTCCTAGTTTGTTCATTTTATCTAATACAGCTTGAGTATATTCTCTTGACTTATGAGCAGCTGGTCCTGCTAGTATAATTCTATTTTGAAGTAAAGGACTTCTACGAATAGTTAACCCTGCATTCTTTGGTATATGAATAAACAGACTATACATATTTCATAAGCTCTTCTACATTCTCTCCAGCGTTAGGTAGTTTATCTTTTAAGAAGAAGTGAATGAAGTTACACTCTTTTACTTTATTCATCTCAATTCCAGTAAATAAACCATTCCATTTGAAAGATAGATTCTTTACTTTCATCTTCTCTTCTTTGACCCATACATTTAGTAGTGTCTGATCTGTAGACCATTTCCATGCTCCCATACCATCAATGAATGCTTTGAACCTAGGACGTCTTAAAAACTGGTTAGGTGTCTCTCCATGGAGATATTTTGCAATAGATTTATTAAGAACCATAATACCCATATTATAGAAGTCAGCACCTCCAGGATGCTTCCAATCAAACAAAGGATTAATATTTGGCATACTGTATTGCATACGAGAGTAGTTAGCTATCTTAGCCACATACTGAGGTGTACAAGGCATATCTCTTTCTAGTACACCAGCAAAGTCAACATCAGTACCAGCAGCATCAAAAATTGACTCGGTACACTCAGGGCGTANATAAACATCAGCATCAATAATAGCAATTTGATCGTATGACTTGAGGTATGCGAAAGCATTTTCTTTCTCATAGATCGGAAGGAAGCCACCATATTTTTCATAAGATTCTTTACTCCTGTTAGTAACAAAAGGATCAGGCTTAATCATTAAGATAGGTGTTTTCTGTACTACATACTCTGCGTCTATTCTCTTAGCATACTCTGCTACAGATTTAGTACAGTGGTCATAGAGCTTACTCTTCTTACCTGTGTACACCTGATATATTAGTNTTTTCATTTTCATAACTCTTTATAATATTCTTAGCGATGCTCAACGCATCTTCAAAGCTTTTACGGAAGCGATTATTCTTAGCACCATTCTTTATGAAGTAGTTAAGACTATCTATATCGCTATTATAGTTGGGTAAATCATATGTTTTACGGAACGATACTATCTGTTCATATTGGGTTCTTAGATTAAGAATATGAAACAGATTATCCGTTAAGTTGGGTTGGCTCATCAGTTAAAGGTCCTTCGTACTCATCATGCATCACTTCATTAAGTTTATAACCAGAAAGCTTTGTTTCATTATTAAGAGATTTAATCTTAGACTCTTTATCTAATGAAAGATTCTTATTGCGATCTTGTTTCTTATTGCTCGGGTTATGTCGTTCGAATTTAGCCATAGCGTCCTGTGCTTTCGATGTAGTCCATTAGTTCATTATAGCCACCAATGAAACGTTTTCTATCCCATATAACTGGAACTGTATTAACTGTACGATTTTCTTTAATCAATTGTTCTTTTAGATCTGCTAGATTAGCTTCACCAACAAACCTATCATCTACTGGAAAGTATTGAAACTCAATACCATACTGATGACAAACTTCTTTAGCCTTGTCACAATACTCACACATCTCTTTACCATAAATTATCATCATTATTCTATTCCTAACATTTCCTTTGTCATTATATAGTCTCTCACGAAGTCTGATCTTACGATATCTTCCCAACCGAAGTTAACGATCTCAAACTTCTTAAGTTGTTCCACAATTGTGAGGAACTTCATAATACCATTTCTATCATCTGACCTTGTAAAGTCTGACTGTAAATAATCACCCGCGAATATAATTCTTGAGCCTTTACCTACTCTTGTTATAACAGAATCTAACTCATGGAAAGAAAGGTTCTGCATTTCATCTACTAATATTACGCTATAATCTAAAGTAAGTCCACGTATAAATGATGTAGACTCAAACTGAATCTTCTTTGTTGATAGAGCTCTATTCCAACTATTATTATCTCCAAACAATTCAGCAGCAATATTCTTATATGGAGAAGTAAAAGCATCTTCTTTTTCTTCTTTAGTACCTGGAAGGAATCCCATGTCTCTTGTAGGTACCATTGATCTAATAATAACTAATCTATCTTGAGCTGAGTCAGGATCTAATACTTGCTCTAATCCTAAGTACATACCCATAAAGGTTTTACCTGTACCTGCTGAGCCTGTCAGTACTAAATTATAATCTTCTTCCCATGCATCATATGTTACTTCTTGATTTTTAGTTATCGGCTCGTACTCTAAGAGGTCGTCTAATCTAACCTGCAAAGAGTTATGTGGTTTTTTAACTCTTGTTGATGTCATTATATATTAATTGTGTTATCCCTGCCAGAAGTTTTCTTAATTTGTTTTAGATGATCTTTCCATCCATCAGATGTCATACTCAGAGTACCTTTAACTGAAGTAACTAGTTTTCCTGTAGATAGTTTCTGAGTGTATTCACCAGCTTCGAGTAGCACTTCTCTCTCTGCAAAAGATAAGATCATGTCCGTCTCTTCACCGGTTTCTTTATTAATCATTGTATATGTTGGCATTTGTGTTTCCTAATTAATGATGGTCAGCCGGTTAAAGCTGACCATCGCTACCTCCGTATGTTAGATGTGAACAGCGATTCGTGATTCTAGAAACTCTAACTTCTTAGATAACTTTGTAACGAGGGTTGATTTACCCTTCTCTGTTAACTCTGTTATATAATTTCGAAGTTCTTCTGAGTCCTGTTGAAGTACAGAAAGCTGAAAATCAGTCATACATATCTCCTGTGTATATATTTTAGTTTGAAGGTTAAGTTATAAGTCCTGGAAAGGCCTCCTGTGCTAATTTCTTAGTCAAGCCTTTTGCCAGCTGCTTTTTTGCCACCATCGCTAGGATAAGTTCGGCATCTTTAGGGTGTATCATTTCTATCAAACGAATGAATATTTGTTCACGTTTGAAAGCGGGAAGTGTGTCGCCTGGACCACCCTTAATTAAATCATTAAATTTTCGAGTTTGTTTTAGCAAGTTAGTAGGAACACTACGCTCTTCTGAAGCCTCAAAAGGAGGTCTACCAGGTGGGAGGTTCCACTGTACATTGCTATGATATGCTCCAACAAGCACATCTTTTAAAGCTTGAGATTCATTCTGCTTTAGGATGTTAATCTTCTCATCTTTAGTTTTAGCTTTAGACACTAATTCAACTATTTCATGGATTCGCTTGGTCACTGAATGAGCCATTATATAAAGTCCTTTACATCTTCTAATAATCTACGACAACGTTTTTCAACTAAGTATGGGAACACCTTAGTCTTGTTACCTGTCTTGTCTTGCTGTTCATAGTTATATATAATTTTCTCTTTTAGAGGTTCTGGGGTTTCTGTTAAATCTATTAACTTTTTATTACGTAGATAGTTACGATAAACTTCTTCTCCAAGAGCCTTTGGATCATTAGTCAGTTCATCAATCTTATTCCTACGTAGAGGAGTCTGACGTTCACCATCTACAAATACATTGTCTCCTGATAGTACATTAGGTACACCATCAGCAGTATCTCCTTTGAGTATAAGCTCCATAAGCTGTTTACGAGGAGTAGGTTCTTTAATATACTTTCTTGTTATTGGAGAGTACTGATATATATTCTTATACTTCTGTAGTTGAGCAAAGTCTTTATCACCAGAGATAATCATAACCTCTTCATACTGACCGAACTCTTGAGTATAATCACATAGTACGCCAACCATATCATCAGCTTCTACTTCGTCTACTTCTACTACTCTGTATGGGAAGTTCTCTTTGATCTCTTCTTTGATCATATTCATAATACGAAAGACTTCACTCCAGTCCATCTTAGACTCTTTACGAGCATCTTTACGTTTATGTTTGTATTGAGGATAAACCTCTTTACGCCAGTTCTTAGAACCGTCAATACATAATACAAGCTCACCAAACTTCTCTCGGTGCTTAGCCCTATGCATTCTAAGACTGTTAAGGATCATATGACGAATTAAATCTTCTTCAATNTCCAATTTTTGAGTTACTACATTACTAATAGCAATAGCGCTATAATCTANAAGGATCATTATCCCACCTCCACATCATCTATAATGTATTATATAGTAATCGCTCAGATGTGCAACTACTTTTTTATATGTTTACTATGTATTTTACAACCAATAAATTCATTGTAATAATCGTCTCTCAATAACACATCGTTATCAAATTGATACTTAGCTTCGTAATATGAACACTCACCCTTAGATTTACACAATCGTAGTATCACACGTTTAAAGTTATCTGAGCCCTTCAATTCCAATAGCTGCTGCACCTCTTTAGAGCTCCCATAGTACTTACGCCAGTCGGACTCTACACGCGTTTTAACACGTCTTTTGCGCTTCTTTGTTATAGGTAATGTCTTTGGTTTCCAGAAAAACTTCTTACCGATATACTTCTTATCAGTATCTAGTTCTGTTATAATGTAAACGAAGCCTTGATACTCTTCTGGCGTTTCATCATACTCATTATCATTATATGTCCACATAAAAAAAATCCCACCTTTCGATGGGATTATTTATCACTCTTCTTCTAGTAAGGTATATTCCATTGGACTGCCACACATAGGACAATACAANGGNTTCTCCTCACTATCTAGGACTAGCACCTGCGATTCAGTATCGCAGGCAGCACACTCCGTCCAATATTCGTCTTCCATTTGATCTCCCTAGAACGTTATCTCACAAGCACCGCCAACACAAGCTGCTGAACCAATTGTATCTACATCAGTAAACTTCTTAATCTCTAGCTGAGATACGAAGTCAATAGGTGATAGGTTCTGTTGTGCCTTAGTCCATTTATGTAGCAGGAAGACATCCTTAAGACAATACTCTGCTTCTTTTAAATCGTTCATGAAATAGTTATCNGCGAACTTCTTGAAACGACGAATCCATTCAGCATTNAGATCAGACACTTCTCCACGATACTCAGCAGGTGTTTGAGCTTGCATAGTAGCATCCCATAGATCACGGAAACCNTTCTTACGAGTATCTACAATCAANCCAGATGCAAACAAAGCAGCTTTACCATAACGATTAACGATTTGNTCTTCTGTAAGTACTTCTGTCATTGGAGCTTGGTTAAAGTCTTTATCACCCATACCGGCTAAGAAAGATATACCAGCAAATGAATGTCTATTCTTATAAACATAATCTTCTACTTGAGTCCATTGATGAGGCATAACAGTTACAGTATTAGAAACGTTATGTCTAATACGTGCATCAGCGCAGAGATCCACGTTTGTCCCTGCCTCTACCCAGTTATTCTGTACTAGTGATACCTTTTCCAATAAGTCAGTACCATATAGCTCATCTCTAAACAAAGAACCTTCTGGAGCAATGATTGGGAAAGCAACACANTANTCTGTATTGTTAGCATTCCATACAGACTCTTCTACCATATAAGGATTAGTTTTAGCAATCAATTGAGCAACTTCTGTCTCTTTGTTAAGTTGGATATGACGGATATAACGAGCTGAATGCTCAGCATGAATACCAGATGCAGTTTCAAGTAGTACCGAAGCATTACCAGAAGGTTTAACACATGTAGTACGAGCAGCTTGATTGATACCAATAAGAGCAGCTACTTCTTTGTTTACTTGCTTAACAATCTCAGCACCTTCTCTTTGAATATCAGCATCTAAGAGTACTTCTGGGTTGTTCATCCAACCTGTTACAGACACACCAAGCAATGCTTCTCTATCAAAGATCTTCTTAGATGTTTCTGATAGGTAGTTAAACTCAGTATAACCAGCTTGTAGAGTACCCATAATAGCGCCTGCACGACAAGCCTTATAGAACTCTTCTGGTGTCTTACATTTACCACCATTGATCTCAGTTAGGTTACAACCTTGCCATCCTGACTCACCATCGATCTGAGGATACATGCCAATCTCAACACAAGGGTTAGTTGTAAAGTCTTTATCTTCTACAAAGTAGAATCCAGGCTCACCAAACTCTTTGATTGAGCTCATAAACTTAGAGAAGTCTTCTTTACTGATTTCATCGCGGACTATTACAGCAGAGTTGTTTGAACGACCACGCTGTGGGTTATCCATAAACCAGTTACCTGTTTTAGCTTTCATCATATCTTCGTCATCATATGAGAACAAAGCAATAGTAGCAGAACGTCTAACACCACCTGCAAGTACAGCATCAGCTGCATGCATAGAAATATCATATACATCGATAGGACGTAGACGAGTTTCGCCAGCTAAGATACGAGTTTGTATTAGGTGCTCAATCTTATCGAGAGCCCTGCGGAGCGGTTCAGGTCCCGGGGCTTTGAAGCCTCCATTTATCATTGCACCTTTAGGACGGACTTGGTTAATATCGAAGTAAACTTTACGTCCTTCTAC